GCCCCTTTACCCACTATGTGGCGAACTTCGGTTCTCCTACTTAAGGGGGATTTCACCCCGGTGGATTGAACCTTGGTTCTTTTCTAGGTAGAGAATACGCTGGTTTGCGTACTCACATTTTGGATGCACAGTCCCTGCTTCATACGGGCAAAGTGCTAGGTATCTTGTAGTGATTGACTACGACTACTAGGGAAGGAGGTATGATTATGTCATACCCAAAAGAAAAATCTTCTCGATTTAACGAGGATCTACTTCCGAAGTCGATTGTGAATTCAATCGAGTATTGGTTAACCCAGGGCCTTTTGCCCGAGGGACCATTTAAGTACAACGTTCAAACGTTGCTTTTCAAGTTCCGTAATGAATTTTCACATTACGTATCAGTTGCTGATGAGTGTCAACTCCCAGAAATGATGAAAGCAAGTAAGCGGAGAGCTTCTTTGCTTGCTGAGTTTTGTCAAAAGGTTGTTGTCCTTCTGCACAAAGGTTATCTTTGTTACCCTGTAACTAAAGATTATCAATTGATCGAATCTAGTTTCAAGATTCGTTTTTCCAAATCTGTGATAGGGACGAACCCTAACAGTGACAATGATGATGTGGTTGAAGAAATCAACATCACAAACAATCCACGTATGTATAAATACTTATACTATATGGTATTGGAAGCCTTGATGTCTAAAGAACTTAGACCCGAGGATATTTATCTAATCTGTCTGATTGCTCAGTCAGAAGGTTATATCTTTGAAGCAGTTAATTTAACTGATCAAGAATTAGTGGATGCAGAACAAGAATTTCTTGTTGCTGCTAATACGGAAGATATCTGGGACGACAATAGTCGCCTTGCAGAGCTTATGAAAGAGGTATCTCTCGATATGAGAAAACCTACTCCTCCTTTGTACATCGCGGACTTTAAACAAGTTCGACGAAGTCATGATGGATACATGTACAATCATCCTTGGACGATTGACGATGCATGGTATTCGACTAGTTCCAGTGGATCTAGTCTTGTCTGGAAGGGAAAACACATTCCGAATATCGGATTGCTCTTCTCAGGGATGGAGTCAGATCAACCTGACCCTATTGATAATATTATCGGATATAAAAATCTATATCCAGATAAACCTTTTCCTGGTCTTGTTCAAAATACAAGTACCACTATCACTGTTCCCAAAACGTCCTCTCGAGGTCGTCGGGTGATCCATATGAACTACAACGGTCGACAAGACCGCGGGTCCTATTTTGAAAATATGTGTAAACATACTTTATCCAATGTTGTAAAATGTGACACCACATTTCCACTAGCTGGTAAGGATGGGACGGAATTTATCCGTTCATTCTCCCCTAAGGATAATCGTGTACTAATATGTACCGATATGAAAGCAGCAACTGACTGGGTTTCCCATCAGTTTCTAATTAACTTCTGGAACATACTGTTCCAAGAAGGATGTGCAGAGTCTCTTCTCAGAATGCATTCTGGAGAGGGTATTGTGAGGTTTCATTCGATTGAGAATGGAAAACTTGTAATGAAAGAGCAGCCGTATGAGCAGCGCTCTGGTATCAAGTGTGGTACCAGGTCCAACTTCGCAGTCGGTCTGACTTATTGTCATAATTTCATCCTACGCTGTACGATGAAACATATGGGATGGGAGGATGTTGATCCTTCTAGTCTTTATGTAGTGCATGGAGACGATAACGCCTTAGCACTTCCTATTGATTCGTGGAGAGAATTTCTCGACGCCTATATGATGATTGCAGCGGAAGCAGGCTTCCGTGTGCATCCTATTGAAGAGAAGGGTATGATTTCATTCCCTTCTGATCTAGTGTACCGTGCTGAGTATAACAAGCAGGTCTGGAGTGGGAATCTGTTATTGAGCAGAATTCCTCATAAATTATTCTTTGCCGACGATTCCGTCGAAAAGAAATTCCAAGTGATACAGTGGCTTTCACTGTACAGTTACCTAGATGTCTCAGGACAAGATGTCCGAGAGTTACTAATTAAACCTTACTTCTCAAATGAGGAGGAGGCTTGTTCGGCTTGGAACTTTTTAGTTGATAAAAAGTTATATGGTATTGCATCCCATTTAAGGATTCAACTCGTTGATGATCTAGATGATGTACATGCGTACAACCTAGCTTTACAGATGTTTATCCAGACTATTTCAACTGGAATTTATGATGTTGTTCTGAATAATCGACATAGATTATCGCAGGACCTTGTGAATAAAAAAGTAAAGTTACACACATTACTTTTTGAAGATGAGGAATTTTTGAACACTGTAATACAGTGGCAAAATGACCATTGTCCAGGTATAGGCAAACTTGAATATACCGTTCAGAAGAATCAGAAATTCGCGGACGAACTTCGTTCATTGTTTAATGACCCTTTCATTTGGGGTCATAGCTTGTTAGGATTCTTTACTCCTGATGAGAAAGAACAAATATTGATGTGCTTGCCTTATGCAAGACTGTCTTTAGATTTTGATCCTTCAATGACGGACCAATTCATTCGAGTGTCTGGAATCCTAGCTAGGACCCAGCCGAATAGTATAAGTAAGCGTACTAAATCAAGTACGTCCACAATTATTAAAACGTTGAGAAATTATCTTAACGGGCTGAGTAACCCTAATTGGAATTAGGGGAAACCTTGGCAACAATGAGTAAACTTGGAAGTAGACTCGCCGAATCTTTGGAGTTTGTCTGATTGGACAGACTTACCTAGTTTGTAGCGCCAGTAGTAAACTGATGCATCTTGGTTATTGAAGTATGATCTTCAATTAGCTGAGGAGTGCGTTCAGGTTTATG